TGAAAAGATTGACGCAGACGGATTTGAAGACGATAAAGGCAACCTATGGTTGGAACTTCCAACACCAATCGAAGGTTATGTAGGTCTTCAAAAACAAAAGCGTGTATCGCGTAAGAAGCCAAACGAAGCACGTGCAGAAGAGATTGCTGCAGAGAAAGGTTTGGAAGACCGCCTATTCAAGACTGTAAAAGTTCTTGATGAAGATGAACTGATGGCCTGTTTGTATGAGGGCTTGTTGACTGAAGAAGAAGTTGACGAGATGTTCCCACCATCGGTTGTCTGGGCATTGATGCTTAGTAAGAAGTAATCGTGGTTGGTATGCGTGGTGAGGACGAGGTCCTCAAAGCATTTCAAGACTTGGAATACAAACCAGGTTCTAGACAGAAACGCAGAAGCGAATCTGCCACGCCTAAAAAACGCCGTGCAGTTGAAGAAGATGCGTGGGATGCAAACCCAATCATCAAAACACTCAACGGAAAAGAAACTGAAGTTTTCACGATAGGTGCTATGGCAAAGGCTCTTGAAAAGAGCATCATCAGCATACGTTCGTGGGAAAAGAAGGGATACCTACCTAGGGCTCCCTACCGTTTGCGGTCTAAAACCTTAAACGGTCAAAAGGTAAGCGGAAACCGTGTTTACACGAGACGGCTCATAGAAATAGCCGTAGAAGAGTTCTCTAAACGAGGTCTTTTGGGAACTGCTCGTGTAGAATGGTCCCAGCACACAGATTTGACCCACGCGATTGTTTCGCGTTGGAAAGACTCTGTTGCTACCGAGAGTCAAACGACCTCATAACCGACGAGAGCGAAAGCCTCATAACCGAAAGAAGAAAAATGTCAATATCAACACCGCAAGTAAATGCAGAGTCATATCTAGTTCCAGATGATGAAAACGCAACACCAAAAGTTGGAACTACTGTTCAATCTGGATGGGAAGCAGCATCCAAAATTCTAAAGTCCTCATCAAAAGAGGGCGATTTCCCACTCGACTTCAAGTTCTCTGAAGAGTCACAACTAATTAAGTTCATTGGCGAGGGTCCATTCCGCGTTTATGAACAGCATTGGATTGACCGTGCTTCAGGTAAGAGGTCGTTTGTATGTATCGCTGACACCGACGACCAAGGTTGCCCACTGTGCGACATTCTCGGTGACAAGCCACGTGGCAGATTCGCATTTACGATTGTTCCTCTGTCTTCAGAAGAACAAAAGCCAATGATTCTTACTGCCGTTCCATCGCTGTTCCGTTTGATTAAGGCAGCACACGAAGACCCAAAGCGTGGTCCATTGAATAAGTTTTATTATTCAGTTTCACGCACTGGTACAGGTCCACAGACAACTTATGCTCTAGAGCGAGTTCGTCCTACTGACCTTGCAGAAGATTGGGACCTCGACCCCGTCAAGGTTGAGGAACTTGTAGCACAGGCGACCCCCTTCTCGCCCGAAGTAATCTGGGATACACCTCGTTCCGAGTTACTTGAGATTGCTCGTTCGGTTGCGTAGTTAACCCCTTTTCGTTCGCAACCTGTCCCAAGTAGAGGGGCGTGGTTTTCTACCTCTTCCACGCCCTTCTGCATTACTTCCGAGGAATCTATGAACATTATTACGACTCAAGACCAGTTAGACGAGATGGTCAGTCATTACAAATCAGTTGAAGCATTTGCTTTTGACGTTGAAACTGTGGGTGACGACGACTTTTCTCGTGTTCACCCATTACTTAACAAAGTAACGTGGATTGCATTTGCAACAGAAGGACGAGTTGATGTAATCCCAATGGGGCATCCAAACGGAGAGTTCCTGCATTGGGACAAGCCTCTTCTTGCTTCTGGAGAAAAGCGTAAAGCCGAAGGCAAAGAGATTAGAGAACAAGACTATTCTCGTAGACAAGACCTATGGACACCAGTCTTTAGTTCTCCACCTGACCAACTATTTCCAGGCGATGTGTTTGCTGCACTAAAGCCATTGTTCTTTAGCAATCAAATTAAAATTGGTCACAACGTTAAGTTCGACTTAAAAGCAATTGCAAAGTACTACCGAGGAGTAGTTCCTACCAAGCCTTACTTTGATACTTTGATTGCTTCTTTCATTATTGATAACAGAACAAAGAACATGCTTGGTCTTGATGACTGTGCAAAGCGTGAACTAGGTAGGGTTGTTGAGAAAGGCATTGGTCACGCTGTAGAAAAACACTCGTTTGATGATGTGGCTAAATACGCTGGCATAGATGCTGAAAGTACATGGCAGTTATACGAGGTTTACAGAGTTAAGTTAAAAGAACGCGACATGCTTACTGTTTGGCGTTTAGAGATGGATTTGCTCCAAGTTTTATGTGACATGGAACTTACTGGTGCTCACATAGACACAGAAGAGTTAGAACGTCTAAAGAAGAAGTTAGATAAAGACTTGGTAGCAATAACTGCCGAGGCTTATAAACTGGCTGGTCAAGAGTTCCACCTGAACTCAATTCCAGACAAACAGAAGATTCTTTTTTCTCCAAAATCTGAGGGAGGCAGAGGGCTTCGTCCTAACAAGACCATCAAGATTGCTCTGACACCAAAAGGGTTAGAGGCTATGAAAAATGGAGAAGAGGTTCAGATAAATCACTACTCAGTTAGTGCTGAAGCCTTGGAGTACTTCCGTGAGAAAGACCCTCTTGTTGGTGCAATCATGCAGTACCAAGACCTAAACAAGTTGATGACTACTTACGTAACTCCGTATACGGGAGGAGACGTAACAAGAACTACTGCTGGTAAGTCTCGAACCGTTTCACGCCAGAGTCTTCTTGTAAACGGAAAGGTTCACACCAACTTTAAGTCATACGGTGCAGAAACAGGTCGTTTTTCTAGTAGTGAACCAAACCTTCAGAACATCCCATCACAAGGTGAGTACGGGAAGTTAATCCGTAATCTTTTCATTGCACCTCCTGGGCATAAGTTGATTGTTGCTGACTACTCACAGATTGAGCCACGCATCATTGCTTCGTTTTCTCGTGACCCGTCCTTTGTAAAGAACTATTTAGACAAAGGCGACATTTACACCACAATTGGTGGTCGCATGGGCGTTGACCGTCGTGCAGGTAAGGTTCTGGTTCTTGCTATTGCTTACGGTGTTGGTCCAGAAAAAATTGCTGACCAGATTGGCTGTACGGTTAAAGAGGCACATCAGTTAATGGACCTATTTAACGACCGATTCCCCTCTGTAAATAACTACAGAAATCGAGTCATACGTCTTGCAAAACAACAACGTCCTTTGCCTTACGTCTCTACAGTTTTAGGTCGCCGTAGGTACATTCCAGAGTTAAACGCTACTGACTTAGGACCTAAGTCCCGTGCTGAGAGACAGGCATTTAACACCGTTATTCAAGGTTCTGCTGCTGACTTGATTAAGTTGGCTATGGTTCGTGCTCACTCCTGTTTTGTTAACGAACCTTCTGTCAGAGTGTTATTGACTGTGCATGACGAACTTGTGACAATAGCCCCTGACAACTTAGCAGAAGAAGCAGCAGCAGCGATTCGAGAGTCTATGGAGGGAGTAAAACTCCCAGACATGTTGGTTCCTCTTATTGCAGATACGCACATAGTGCAGAAATGGGGGGAAGCAAAATGAGGTGGTTTAAGAAGAAACCTCCAGAACTTGATGAAGACCAACTAATGGCTGAAATCATGTATCGAATTCGTGGGATGTTTTTAGATTCTCAATTAGAAGAAGCGTTTGCGTTAAGTGTTATTGCAGGTGCTTCTTATGTAAGCGACGACATCGCTGAGAAAGAACAGGAAGACAGCGATAAGCGTGTGCACCGTATTGCATATCTTCTTCCATTAATGACTGCTCAAACCTATCAAATTGCCAAAGCAACAACAGATTTGCATAGAACTAAGATGGGACAAGAAGGAGAAACTGCTCCTGAAGGGTACTGGGATTTTTATTTTGACCGTGCTCATCAACTTACTTTGGCTTCTGTAATAGGTTCAGTCGCTCAGATGGTTGACATAGGTCTGTTAAGTTTGGGTCCAATAAAACCGAAAGGCATAAAATGAGTAACGCTGACTGGTGGGCAAAGAAATTAAATCAGCCTCAATCACAACCTAGAAGAGACGTGGCTCCACCGATGCCTCCGTCTCAACAACCTATGACACCGTATGTTCCCCCACAGCAACAACAACCTCCTCAGACTAAAGCAAGAAGCGTTGCTCAAGTTGAGTCTTGTCCTGAGTGTGGGTCTGCAAATTACATGTCAGTTCAAAATGCAGCACCTCGCTGCTATGACTGCGGGTATCCGCTTTCACAATCAGGAAGTAAATATGGAACGCTACAAGGAGCAAGAGTTGAGAGTGGCGTAAAAGCAGCACTCGGCAACGATGTTCAAAGCAATTGGAACCCGCAAGGGATTATTGGAAGAGTGGACGGATAATGAAACTAAATGAAGAAGCAAGAAAAATCATCGCTCAAGTTAACAAACAGTTTGGCGATAATGTGGCAGTACTGGGTTCTGATATCCGCGATAACCTTATTCCTAGAATTACAACGGGTTCCACGACGATGGATTATGTACTTGGTGGCGGGTTCCCAGGGAACCAATGGAATGAACTTATTGGCGAACCGTCTCACGGTAAAACTGCTGTTGCACTCAAGACAATCGCTGCTAACCAGGCTAAAAATCCAAACCATACAACTGTATGGGTGGCAGCCGAACAATGGGTTCCTGGATACGCAGAAATGTGCGGAGTCGACCACGAAAGAGTTATCGTTATCGAAACCAACATAATGGAAGAGGCATACGACACCGTTATTAAGTTTGCAGAATCTAAGGCTGTAGATGCAATCGTCATTGACTCACTACCTGCTTTGTCTCCACTTC